TGTGTGATCTCTTTTGTAGGAATGCACCACTCGAATTTGATGTGATCGTAATTCGTGACAGACCATAGATAATGGTCTTCATCTTGGTATGGGGATGGTCTTGTAACGCGTACATGAGGCTTTCTAATGCGTAGAATGTTATGCGCGCCCATGCCTTGAGATGCTAGAGGATCTTTAACTATGAATATGTGGATGTAGTATTTAGGCAGATCGAACCCCTTTTTCATGCATTGCTCATACTGCATTTGCACGACTTGCTCAATAATCTCTTTAAGCTGGCGCATAATCGGCTGAACTGTTTCACCTACCTGCTGCCCTGTATCCATAAGGGATTGAGCTTCTAGAATTAGCTGTCCGTATGTTTTGTCGCTGCCCTTAACCACTATCTCACCATCTTCCCAGCATTATACAGTCCTTTATTACTCACTTGAGAAGGATTAACCGGAGGCATTGTTTTGTTTGACTGGCCCTTGCGTAGTCCCGGAAGTTTCTTGATTTTTGGAGGAATCATTGTCATTACATACACCCTTTCTTAATCATAGACTTGATTAACTTCACATCCTGCGCTTTGTCTGGGTGTTTCTTCACACCTTTGCTTTCATCTCTACGGTCTTTCATGGATTGCTTCTTTCCACTTTCTTTTCCCTTCCTCATCCCTAGAGATTCGTCCATCTTTGATGCTTTCGACTGCTTTTTCATAGTCATTCCCTTTTCTATTGTATGTGTAATTCTTTTCTAATCTAACTTCTGGATTCAAAAAAGACCAAATCTCGCCATTCTCTAAAAAAACGATCCATTCGTTATCGAACTCCATTCCTCTATCTACCAAGAAATTCGCGAAGCCATGTCCGCGAGGCGTCTTCATCGGGATAGGAGGATTAAGCTGAAGGATCACTTCTTCCCTTTAGAACGTCCAACATTAGTCCCATCAGTGCCCTGTCTATTATAGCTAACCTGTAGCTGTAATGGAGGTTTTCCCCCTGGAGCAGTGAACCGTGGTCTAGTGCTGCTTAAGTCTTTATTCTTCGGTACAAAAGACTTTGTAGCCTCTGGAATGATCTTAATGCCTGCCATAATTTGTTTCCTTTCCGCATGTAAAGCGGCTTTACATGAAATATATCCGGTGTGAATCTAACACACTCAAGGGGTTTTGTAGCCCTATGTCCTACCTCCTTTCGGGAGGGGCTCGGTATCTTTTTGTCCCTACTAGAGCTCTGACACGAGCGCGGTCCACCATTAACCTTCGGATATAAACTTATTTATTCGCCATCTTTTCGCGAGTGTAGTGACCTTTAGCAAGCGCACTTGTATCGCGAGCATCAATCTTCTTACGCACCTGCTCGTAGCTATTGCTAGCACCTGCTGGTGGCTTAGGATCGACGTTTTCTTTAATCTTTGCGTAATCAACACCAGAATCACCGCGTCCTTCGCGTCCACCCTGAGATGTGTTTTTGTAGCTATTTCCCATTTGAAACCCCTTGTTTTTCGACTTTCTCATCTTTACTGTTTTGTATCAATGTAGAAATTTTTACAAAATCCTCTACACCCATGGATTCGATCTCTTTAGCAGCTTTAGCATTGTCGAGAGTTGTTAAGGCCTTCATATGCTCTGACTCATTGTACTTAGTCATGATCTCCATCTGCTCTAATCGGCCACGCATTTCTCTTTCGTTAGCCAGAGAACGATCTGACATTGCTTTCGACTGAAGACTTTCGTTAACGATTTGCTGATTCTCCATCTGTAGCTGAGCCATTTGTTGTTGTTGTTGCTGTTGCTGTTCTTGGCTTTTCTGGATGGATTCGATGAGTTTGTCTTTGTCTTGTATGACAAGATCTTCGAGCAGCATTTCTGGGGGAATAGGTAATCCGTCTTTCCATAGCTGATACTTTTGCGCAAAGGCAAGTTGTTTTGTAGTGGCAGTGAGTGGAGCGTTAGTGACCACAGCATCATATTTTTGGAAGGTTTTATCGCGGAACTCATTCGTAGGCTCCTCCTCGATCATTCTGCGTATTTTACCGAGGGTATAATTCTTCTGAATAATCGCCCAATGGAGACGGCCAGCGTTCCGTTGAGACAAATCGAGATTGTCGAACAACTCTTGAAGTGTAGTAAGAGCCGCGCCCTGTCTGAGCTGCTCAGTAATTCCGACATCAGAATCTTCCGCTTGCCCCAGCAACTCTGGCGTAACACCTGCATTCGATTGCATATCCTCGCGTAAGAATTGTGTAGCTTGATAGTTTGCAGGATCAATTGTAGCCCCTGGTTTATCTACGATAGCAGTTAAACGCCCTTTCTTCATAAAGCGAACTTTTCCTGGCCCTACCTTAAATGCGTCGTCGTCACTTATAAGAGCATCTTCCTCTACATCCACTCCGCTAAACTGAGCTGCCAACAGATCAAGCTCAAGCTGCTTACGATAATTATAAAGATACTGAGCATCTCTAATATTTCGTATGATTCCTTGATATCTGAATGCATAATTGTTGTTCGCAAGATCATGATACCCAACAAAAGGAGTGAAAGGGTACATATCAATATTGAGAGGATTAGGACCATCATACATACACGTGTTGTTAACGATTATTGCAAGATGTACTGTGGGGACTTTTTCTTTTACGATGACGGCCTGCGGAAATTGAGCTTTGATTTGCGCTAATTCGTCTTTTGTCACATCCAGTTCGACAGATTCGTAAGTGTCTGGATCGACAAGAAATGTCCCCATCCTTTCGGTTTGATACCAGTATTCATCATATGCCAGGAATCCTTTACGCCTAATATTGTATTGCTGAGGCATAAAAGTAAACTTGGTATCAAAGTAAGCCTGATCGTTAAGCATATCTATATCTGATTCTCGACCAGGCAGCAATTCTTTAACTTGGTTTTTATGTAGATATTTACGAGTGCGGATAAATTGGCAGTCTGACAAGTCCATATTACGCCAGAATGCATCCATCATAATCATGTCAGCGCTGTAACACTCTGTCTTTAGATCTCCGCAGATCGGATCACTCCTATAATCTATCCAAGAGTGCATAAGAGACAAACCTGTTATGCCTGCACCTTCTTTAAAGCAGTTTGAAAAACAGTTATAGGTATCATCAAAGTTATAGGCTGTCTGTAATGCTTTAGTAGCTTGTGAGGCTGTTTTATTACTGGAACCATGTACAGGTAGCATTTGAGTTGCTTTACGATGCTGACGTTGTCTACCGCAAACCATGTTAACGACTGGCATGCAGTTGTTAAACACCCATTTTTGATGATCATAAGATAAGCCTGAATAGAGATTCAGATAGCGTTGATCCCCTAGATATACCTTACGGTCAATGTTTTGTTCCCAGTAATAAGTCTGCCATGGAGACAAGTTCATCTGATAACGTTCGTCAGCTTCAGCAACTATACTTCGACGTCCTTCCTGATAGTTTTTCTCGTATATATTCGCTACCGTTTGAGAGCGCTCCGCTGGGCTGAAACTCATCTAGAAACCTCGTATTGGCATTTGGGGCGGCTGATTCGGTGGTCTATTGTTCTTAGGTCCATATCCTGCACGACTTTGAATTTCTCTTAATTTATCCGGCGTCATAGTATTTGCAGAGCTTCCATAGAATTTAATGCCTTGACATGCATAGCGCATGGCGTCGGCCCCGTGGCTCCAGCGGTCGTGACACGGCTGGTCATTATAAGTTTTTAGTATATCGTTGTATTTTTTTCTATAGAAGTCTAGACATTTAATTCCATGAGCGCAATGGATTTGATCGAAAGAACAAAAAGGAAGCATTCCCCTAACTCTATTGATCCCTTCGTCTATAGAATTCTCTCGCGGTAGGACATCTACTACAAAGCCAAGCTTGCGCATGGCTTCTACGCGGTCACCACCTGTCCATTCAGTATGATTCATGTCATGAGGGACGTAGTGCCTTCCCCACATGATATGATGTTTTTGCTTCCAATCATCTAAATAACGGCAATAGAACTCTGCTTGTTCACCTTGATTCTCGTAATAATGGACGAAATTGATCTTGCCATTGTCTAAGCATTGGAATATCCAGATTGAGGTTGAGTCTCCGACGCCGATATCCCATGCAGTGTAACAAGGCAATGATGGATTAACCGATAAAGAAGTGATACGCTCCTCATCGCGAGCCTTCTGTATCTGCTTGCCATAATAAGATCCTTCTGCGCCTCGCGTGAAAGAGCAGTAATACTCTTGCTGGATAAAATCTTCTGGTACTCCTTCTCTTCTGAGATTGTCAATGTGGCTCGGTTGTACCGTCTTTGTATCCTCGATAGTAAGGAAAGAAGAAAAGTATTCTTTTGGATTTGACTTTGCATAGTTATACAGGCTGTAAAAGTGGTTTTGTCCATTAGGCGTGCTTAAGAATACGGCAGTGCCGTTATTCTGTGTGATACGCGGCTCTAGTGTATACCATGACTCAGGGTCCATGAAAGCATATTCTGATAGAATAACAAACCGTGGATTCATACCACGCGCACGTTGGGAGTTTTTCCCATCTAGCCCCATGACGCAATAGATAGACCCGGTCTTTAGCTTTATCATCATCTCTGAGCTATTCTTTGAAGCTATTAGCTCCGGCGGAAAATGATCCAGATAACCAAGAGAGTCCCCATCGTCAGTAGCATGAATGCTATCCCAAATTGCACGCTTTCCTTGAGAATAGTTAGGAAAACAATGTAGATAAACGCCCGGCTCCAACATCATTTTTACGATGAGCGCATTTAGAAACATCAGATCTTTGCCACACCCACGATGCCAACAACATACTAAACGCTTACACCCTTCCTGCATCGCCGTCCAGGCTGCATTCTGATACGGACGGCATTGAAATTTCTTGGGTACTGTTATTTCTGGCATCGATTACCTTGATTGTGATGTTGCTGTCTGTCTCATCAGGCTGTTTGTCTCGCTGTTTTAATCTGTTTTTACCAAGCCAAACTAACATTGTATTATCGCCTACATCAGTTAACCCTAATGCTTTCTTAAATTGCTGTTGTTTTAATAAAGAATCACCTTTAGCATACTTTTGTACACAATATTCACTAAATGGCATCTCTTTTTCAACTAAGCATTTATCATATAAAGTTTTTTTATGGATACCAATGCGGCTAGCAATTTCTGCACCTGAACATCCACATGTAAGAAGATCATCTATCTCCTCCCAATCGAGTTCGATTTGAGGACGTCCTGGACCGGGTCTTTTTTCTGACATAATTATCTCACCTAG